TTGACTATACTAGTCTCTTCACCTCCACCGGTGGGAGTGCTAAATGTTACCGTAGGTGCTGCAGTAACATATGGATAAAATCCTCCAGAAGTAATCGTGGTTTCTGTTACGGTTCCTCCAGCACCTATTGCTGCTGTCGCTGCAGCACCAACACCATTATTATTTGGACTATCTATCGTTACAGTAGGAACTGTGGTATAATTATAACCATCCTCTCTTAAAGTAATACTCTTAACATAACCTTTGAGAGAAGATAATGCTGCCGAAGCAGTTGCCCTAACACCAGATGCGAATAAAGTCAGAGATTTAATGTAACCAACATTTTCGAGAGAACTGTCTATTTGTTCGTTAGTTGTAGCAATAACTGCAGAATTACTATACTCGTAGAGTTCACATTTAAGTTCATAAACATAAGTTCTACCTAATTGATAAAAAGGTTGCTCATGCTCAACAAATTTAATTTCAAATAATCTACCACCAAGAGGGAAATATATTAAATCCCCTTCTCTTGGTCTAAGAGTTGTTGAGTTTTGAGCATCTGGTATATTTGCAAGTCTTGGTGAGATAAAATCTTCAAATCTTTCTTTTGAAATGATCAAAGTGACTTCATCCTTTAATTGCATTCCAAATTTACTCAGGATGTCTCCTGATCCAGAATAACCTTCAAAATTACTTAAGTATGCTTCAATTAAAAATTGGTCGGTAAACTCTGAGGAAGTAACCTCCCTCATAATGGTTTCTTTTCTAATGAATCTTTGAGGTAAATATGCAACCTCTAATCCATACATAGATAATTGTTCATTAACCAAAGACTGTATAAGTCTCTGTTCTGATTCTGACCCGTGTAGAAAAAATGAATTTAATGTCATAATTATCCGATAAAGTCATATGGAGGTAGTTCATATTCTGATGCCATTCTTTGCTGAAGTGCAGTTAACTCTTTTTCAGCATCATCATATATTTCTCTTCCATTTAACTCAATTCCTCCAGGAAGTTTTACACCTCTAAACTTAAGTAAATTTTGTCCCCATTGTCTTTTAATCAAAGATGTCAAATATTTTTTAATAAAACTATCATTGTATATCTGAGTGAATGCTGTAGGATCTAACGCTCTATAGCAATCTAAAATTATAAATTCTCCTGCTCTTTGAGCACCCCAATCAATATCTAGATATAATCTATCTTGTCTTTTATTAAATCTAACTTGTTTATCTGTAGTTAACATATGATCGATATCTTCAAGATATCGCTTAGTCATAGAATATTGAAGAAGTTCTACAGAATTGAAGTAGTACAGATCATTTAAAAACAATTGATATTTAATACTAAACATTCCGCCAGATATAGAACTGGTGTCAAATTTAAATATTTTTTCTACACCTAAAACAGAATCTGGAACTTGCAAAAAGTTTGATGACTCATACCAATTGTTAGTTATTGTCGATATTCCGCTGACGGGAGTGGCAGTTGCGGTTGTTGTTACAATCCCAACTCCTGTAGTTCCTTTTGCTTTACCTCTGTCAATATCATCTTGTGTTATTTTGTACTTTAAGTACATTCTCTCAACACCATCATAGTGTCTTTCATTATAAAATTGTATAGCATCATCAACCAAATCATCTATTTGATCATCATCCACATTAATTTCTAAAACTGGATAACCAAGTCTTCGCAAACAATAATCTATCAATCCTTGTCTTGTTGAAGGTTTTGCCATTTCTTATTACCTTGATATAGTTTTTGAAACAATAACAGATCCTTCAACAACTCTTGTTTTTGTAGAACTTGTGTCTGCAATAACAATATCATAAACATATCTTCCAGGCTTTAAATCTGCAGTATCGCTAGGATCCAAAGATAATTTTAATACCCCTGTTGTTGGTGAATCAGAAGTAGTAGCAAAACTTACTGCAGTCGTACTAGAAGAGTGCTTTCTTATTTGTGCTAGAATTGTATATCCAGTTAAATCCAATGCACTTCCATCATCCTCAGTCAGGGTAAATGACTGGTTAAATGTAGTGGATGTGTTTACAGATAAATTCAGTGCAAATGGTGCTGCCATTTATCTAAATAGGTTCTTTTTATTATTTATGTTCAAATAGAAGAGATAACTTCTTGTTGCTTAAGATATAATTTAATATAAGACTTAGCAATCTCTTTTACAACTTCTATTGAATCAACACTGTCAATTTCAGATGATAATTTATGATATTCAAAACTTTTAGACAAATTGTCTAATTGTATGTCATTGGGATTCATTGATTAACTCCTTTAATAGGGACTTGATTTCATTAAGTTCTTTTTTCAATTCTTTTATTTCATTTTTTGATTTTTTTCTATTGTTAATACTCTGAATATATTGACTATATCCAGAAGTATCACAGTTAATTATTGCCCCAGTCTTAGGGTCTCTATAAAGACTGGGATATCCTTCAACAGAAATTAAATTCTTCATGATGCTAATGCAATTGCTCTAATGTCTCTAAATCTTGGATATTGATCCATTTTTGTTCCAGACATAACTATTTTTATTCTAAATCCAATAAATGGTCCTACATTTGGAGCAGTAAACTGATACTCTAAGAATTGATTTTCAAGACTGTCAGGTACACGGAAATCTGACAATCCATTATTAAAGGTTGGATTTACAACATCAAGATAACCATCAAGATCATTATCTGTAGTTAAATTGGTGTAACCTGGGAATAGATCAAAAGTATCAAGACCACTACCACCACTTTCAGGTCTTACAAGAGAATATAAAACTCTGAAGTCGGCAGATGAATGTTTATATGCAGATAGAACAACTCTTAGAGTATTAGATGCCTGAGACAATCTAACAACCTTAGAAATGTATATTGCTTCATGTGGATCTTCAAATAGAGTATTAACTCTATTATCATTAGCATAATCAGAAACAGGATTATTCAATCTTGCATGATGATACTCTGTTACAGTATCATCTAAGAATATCATAGGAGATAAATTATAATTATTAGTTCTAAAAGTAAATGATGTTAGTTGAGATTTATTTCTGGGCATTGCGTCCAAATATTCAGTCTCATTTATTTTAGAAGCAATTAATCTTAAAGAATTTAATTTATTTGGAACATTTAAAGAAATGTTTTCATATCCTTGATCAATGAAAGATGTCTCAGATCCATTGCAACTTGTTCCCGTTACTGTTCTAATTTGAGTGTCTAGAGTAGTTGCTAAATTAGGAAGAATTGTTGAATAGAATGGAGTAACTACATCATATACGATGTTTTCAGTTACTCTCACATTTTTACCGCCAGATGTAAGTTCTCTAGTAAAGTTCAATCTAGGATTTGTTCCATCATCAGTGCTTCTATCATTAGCAATAGTAACAACATTATCAAAATCAGTATCATCTCTCTTAATTTTCAGATAGTAGCTATCGACATCAATACCACTATCTTCTATATTAAATTTTGTATTAATTCTTGCAAGGTTTACACCAGCAAGTTCCCATTTCTGAATTGTTTCACCTGCTTTGTGTGGAACAGCAATAGTTCCAAACTGACCTCTTACCAAACCACTTACAGAAGTTCCAGAGGCATCTGTATATTTTACAATTTCACTGCCAATTTGTAAGTATGCAAAGTTACTATCCGTTACCGTAAGACCTTCAATCGTATTCAAAAGACTAATATCACTTGATCCGACATTTAAAGTAGTTTCTGTATTACTTATGGCAGATGTAATTTTAATTCTAGGTGTATCTGGAGTAACACCAGAAATTTCTAATAGATTGTTTGCAGCATACATTCCATGATTAAAATGATCTACTTTAAAGTAGTCACCATCATAATATGGTTCGTATGTTTCAGAATCTCTAGTGAGAGTTGATGCTAAAGATACTGGAGAACCACCAGAATAATATGTCAATTGTTGATCTGAACTAAAATGATTACCAACAACATCAGTTAGATACAATGTATCAATAGAATTACTATTACCAGAAATTGCAATAACTGAATTTTCTCCAGACTGAACATTATTTGTTCCAGTAACATCTGAGGTAACAATTCCCACAGCATCACCAACTGCATAACCATTTCCTGGGTTAACAATAGTTGCAGAATCTATTGTACCATCTGTAACAGTAATTGATAATTGTAATCCACTACCATTACCATTAATGTTATATGTAGATACGGTAGATGTTCCATTTGAATAGTTGCGTCCAGCATCATTGACAGTTACAGAACTTACACTACTTCCGGTTCCAATAATATTTCCATAAACATATGATTTATCTGCTGCTCCAACTTTTCTTCCAGGGGAAAGAATAGATACCATTTCAGCACTATAAACAGTGCTAATACCTACTTTCAATCTTCTTGGTAAGGTAGTAATTGGATTATTATTCAATCTTCTTACATAACCATTAGACTTACTTAAATTGGTATTTTCAAAGTATGCTGTTCCAACTGTTGAGGTAAAGTTTGCCTTATAAAGTTTAAACTTCATATCTTCATATTGATCTGGAGTCCAAGTAGATCCATTTTGTGACTTGAACAAACTTCCAATAGCAAACTGTTGAGTATATCTAACGTTTTCAACATCAGGTAAAGTAGATGTCTCTACAGTAGATTCTCCCATTCTGGCAGTCCAAACTTCGTATTCATCACTCTCAGGTGCCATTAGAACAATTGCATATTCTAAACCTGGAGGTAAAAATACTGGATATGGGAACTTTACATTAGTGGCAACACTGCCATCGGTAGAAGTGTTGTTTCTTAGGGTAGTTGTAGTGCCAGAAACGATATCAGTAGGTCTTAGTGTTACTGGATCACCGATTACCGTCAATGTTGGAATTCCCATTTCAGTAGTTCTTAGTTCTACTGTAATTGGAGCATTTCCAGAATCAACATTTGCAAAGAACAAGTCTACTGAAGTGATAAAAGCACCATTCTCATCATCGTTGAAAGAGTTAAGACCTCTTGCAGAACCTACTAAGAAAGTTTGTGCTAGGGGATCTTTATGTTCCTGCTGAGCGATGACATTTGTTACTTCAGTAACATTTGTAACATTAGTAACATTGGTAATATTACTGATGTTACGAGTAATATTGTTAGATACATTAGTAATATTATTGACCACTGGTGCTGGCATATCAGTAGTAGAAATGTTTTCATTTCTAATTGCATGCAGTGTTCGTGTTCTTACATTATGTTGAGTGGTCAAATTAGCATCTAAAGATGTAATTCTTGTAGTGCTTTGAATTCTATTAATAGTTCCTTCAGAAATGTAGTTTGCTTCTGCTGAAGAAACACTAGCACTTCCAATCAAACCATTACTACCATCAACTGATGAAGATAGTTTAAAGGTCTTATTACCAGTAGGAACGCGAACTAGTGGTTTTGGTGTTGAATTTGGATCTCTAATAAAGAATGTTCCTGTTAAATCTCCATAATTATCGGTGATTAATCTAATATCTTTGACATAAGCAGTTGCTCCACTTGTCAAACCGCTTAATTCAGCGCCTACAATTAAATAACCACCATATTCTGCACCATTGGGATCATCTGAGAGAGATCTAGTATCAATATTCAGAGTAGTAGAAGATTGACTATATCCATCTGGAATAGTTTCAGATCTGTTGTATGGATTTCTATCATATTTTCTAGTTGGAGCATTATATGGTCCAGTCTTGTGGTTGCCTTGAGCAACTCTAAATCTCATGATTTCAGTGTTTCCATCATGAACTGCAACAGTTTCTCCAACTTCAAATAAACCATTAGAACCTACATTTTTAAGATTAGCATCATTTGTAATTTCAATGAGTTTTGGTGTAACATCAATTTCACTAAACTGATCTAAGAATGGATAATATCTTGTAAATGCCTTTAAATTTGTAACAGAAAATTCTGTATTTCTGCTACGCATAAATTGATCAAGAACCTGCTCAACAAAGACATCTTGAGTGTCTTGTGCAATAGAGTTATCACTATCAGTTCTGGTGTATGTCTTTACTGTTGATTCATTGTCACCAGTACCCAAATACAACTTGGTAAATGTATCTCTTACCGCACCTACACCTAGTCCTCCAGATCCTGATCCAGTTGTGTTATCTGTAGTATTGAGAGATATTCTTTCCGTATTAAGCTTAACGCCCAAATTTAAAGTTAATGCGTGTTTTATTGTTGCATCTTCTAATCTCTCAGTTCTAATCCAAATATCTCTAAATGGATTTAACTGAATATCACCAACATACTGAATAACATGGAATGGATTTACATTCTCAACCCTTGTTGCTAATGGTTGCTCAATCCAATCATTTTCAATATAATCTAATGTAATGACTCTACCAGTCTTTCTAATATTTTCATCTAACAGTTTATAATTTCTTTCACTATCATAGGATGAATCAGAAATAACATCTTTAGTTACAAGTTTATTTGCTAGAGCATTTCTTGCAATTAAAGGAGTCATTTCTCCTAATCTAGTATTGACTTGACATAATGATAAAGCTAAACTGATAGATGAATCATCAGAGAATGCATCCGCAAAAAATCCAGTTTTAAACCGATTTATACCATCAGCATCTTGAATTTGTAAAGTTTGTGTGTTTAATTCTAGTAAAGATAGGGAAGTAACTTTTTCTAGATTTTCCACACGATCTTCA